CGGTTGAGCCGGCGAAGATCCCCTTCGCGCGTATCGCCGAGGCCCTTGGAGTGTCGCCCAAAGAACTGGTCGATATGATCGGCGGCGATGTTGACCTGCTCGATGACGTGCTCACCTTCTGGATGCCGAGCAGCCGCGACCCTCGCAAGCGCACCATCTCGGCGTGGATCGGTGGCAAGAAGAAGTACTTCCAGTTCCGCGAGAGCGAGGAGCAGACCTACCAGGCGATGCTCGGCCTGGACGGCGGGGACGTGTCCATCCTGAGCTGGCTGTTCGGGCCGGCCGCCCGCATCATGCGCGAGAGCATTGTCCTGTGGCCGCCGTTCTGGGCGAGGCAGGCCCGCGACCTCTTCGCCATGAAGGTCAGGACCCAGAAAGATGCCAAGATCCGCCATGTCCCGAAGAACTTTGGGATGGCGCTGATCGGGACCGACTTCGCCCGCTCGATCCTCGAGCGGATCGACAAGCACAGCAAGGTCAAGGGGCTCGTCGCCAGATGGAACAGCATCACCCCTACCGAGATGGATGAACTGCTGGTGCGCGGGCCTGGAACCTACGCGAGCATGGCGCACTTCCTGTCGCTGGACCCGCTGCAGATGGAGAAGTTCATCCTCAAGCACATCAGCTCGAAGCCCTACAGCACGGCAGCCAGGGGAAAGATGGCCAAGGTCCGGCAGCTCGTCGCTCTGCATCCGACTTCCCCGGTGCGCTGGGCGAACGGGGTCCTCGACGTGATGCGGCAGTTCGGTATGGCTGTTGAGATGGCCCCGCGGCTCACCGAGATGCGCGCCATGGGCGCCGATACCATCGCCACGGAAGACGACATGATCCGCGTGGGCTACGCCGGCAGGATGGTGACGATCGACTTCGCCCAGGGCGGAGCGTGGGCCAAGAAGTGGGCCGTCACCAGCGCGTTCTTCAAACCAAACGTGCTCGGCTGGAAGATGTCCGTAGATACCTTCACCGACCCGAAGACGCGCTCGACCGCCTGGAGAAACGCGGTGCTGGGCATCACCCTGCCGACGATCGCCCTGGTGCTGCTGCGCCACGCTCTCGAGCGCGAGAAGGACTTCGACTCGATCCCGATCCACATCAGGACCAGGTACTGGATGATCCCGTTGCCCAACGGCGGCTGGTACCAGATGCCGAAGCCTCACGAGTTCGGCCTGGCGTTCGCGACATCGCTCGAGGCGCTCTTCGAGTGGGCACGCCACGAAGATCCCGGGGCGTTCGAGGCGTGGGCGGCGGAGATGTGGCGCAGCATACCGGACCCAACCCCGACGCTGCTGGCCCCCATCATCCAGAACTACGCCAACTGGAGGGGCTACTCCAACACCAAGATCGTCAGCGGGTCACAGGAGCGCCGGCTCCCAGAGGCCCAGTACTACGTCAGCACCTCCAACACCGCCAAGGCCATCGCAGATCTGATGGGTTCACTGCCAGGGCTCAAGGAGATTGAGATGCTGACCTCGCCTGCGAAGGTCGAGAACCTCATCTCTGGGTACGTCCCCGGCCTTGGAACGGAAATCATCGACTGGGCAGAACTCGCTGGCGCCAAGGCGGGGATCACGCCGGAGCGCTACGACCTGAGCCCTGGGACCACCGGCATCGGCAGGGTGTTCCACTACGTCACGCCGTTCAACACCGAGCCGGTGCGTCAGCTCTACGAGCAGTACATGGACGCCGCCAATGCACACGCGACTCTCACGTTCTACACCACCGGCGAGATGCGCGACGAGGTGCGGGCCAAGAGGTTCCGCGAGGAGCACGTCGATGCACTCAAGGCCCTTCCGCGGCTGCGCAACACTGTCGAGCAGGTAAACCGCCTCAGGAAGCGCGAGCACGTGGCGGGAGGCGAAGAGAAAGAGCGGCTTCGGGCAGAGGCAGACGCGCTGGCCCGAAGTGCGGTAGGATACCGCCAGCCAATCGGCCTCCAGGGGGTCCGCCCCGGACTGCAGCAGATGTACGGCGCAGGAGGGCGCGGACGTGGACGTAGCAGACCTTCTCCCTGAACTCGGTACAAAAGCTAACGAATTGGAATCCCGCGCCGCCGCCGAAGGCATCAGCATCGCCAAGACATCCGGCGCTCGTGGGTACGGCTACCAGGCAGTGCTCTACGAGACCTGGAGGCGCAACCCAGGCGTGGCGCGCACCAAGTACGGTGTCGTCGCGCAGCCTGCCCCCGTGGGCCTGTCGCGTCACCATCCCTTCTACAACGGCAAAGCCGCAGCCTTCGACGCCGGCATCACCAACGCGAAGGACCGCGCCGACAAGAACGCCAAGCAACAGCGCGTGATCGATCTGGCGCGCGAGATCGGCTTGCGCTGCGGTGCTGACTGGGGCGACCCGGTACACTTCGAGCTGAGCAGCATCGACGGCAAGCCCCTGGATCCGTTCGCGCAGTACAAGTTGCTCGCCGACAAGCTCGACCGCATTGCCGGTAACTTCGTGACCTCAACGCCAGCACTTCCTGGAGGCGCTGGTTGAGTAACGAGCAGGTGCTGCTCGGCCTTCTCGGCCTCGTCATATCGGTCGCGCTGTTCATGGCTGGCAGACTGACGGCGCGGAATACTGACAGCGGCGCGCTGCACCAGGAGGAAGCCGAAGCCATCATCCGCACCACCGCTGAGGCAGTCGGCAGGGCCATTGCCCAGGCGATGCAGGGCACCGCCGGGTCTCTGGACCCGGCGTACTGGGAGCGGATCTTCGACGAGATCAAGCGCCTCATCACGGAGAACATCCGTGGCCAGGGGGCCACGCACGCGAAGATCGATGAGCTTGTGAAGGAGGTCCGTCACGTCAGCGGGAGCACGACATGAAAGCCCCGGATCGGCAAAAAACCAAATGAGCGACGCTGGAGGAAATACCCCCGCACCGTCGTGGTTCGCCGCGGCCATGGAGAACCCTCTGATCCGCAGGCTGCTGCTCACCGCGGCCATCGGCGCGGCCGGCTCTGTCGGCTGGAAGGTGGATGATGCCCACGACCAGGCGATGGTCGAGGCGGCGAGAGAGGCCCAGGAGGAAGAGCTTCGCGCGCGTGTCGATAGGCTCGAAGGCCGGCTCGACGCGATGATGAACCGCGAGGAGTGGGGCCGCTCCCAGGAATACGTGGACAGCCTCAAGGCGGAAGAATCCAAGCAGAGCGCCAGCGCGGCAGTTGTAGAAGCGCTGGACGTGCCGTAACGATTCACTCCCGGAAAGGAGCCCCGCAATGGACACGCTGCAGAGTTCCCTGAGCCCCCAGATGGTTGCGATGCTCGAGCAGTTGGCGCTGCTGTGCGGCATCACCTACGGGGTGACAGAAGCCCTCGGCAAGGCAGTGCCCTGGCTCAAGAAGATCCCGCAGGACACCCTGGCCGTGATGATCGGCCCGCTGGTGGGCATGAGTGGCTTCTACATGGGGCTGATCCAGACATTCAGTGAGGGGGCTACCGGCCCCCGCGCATGGGTAGAGGCCGCGGCGATGGGCTTCATGGGCACTATCGGCGCCGGCATGATTCACGACAAGCTGGCCAACCCGGTCATCCCGTCGAGGGTGAAAGAGCGGATGAGCGAACCAGTGAAGCCGCCAGCAACACCGCCGGCAGCGCCGCCAGAAACACCGCCGTTAGATCCGCCCACGATCCCATGACAGCCCTCCTGCGCTGGCTGTCGCGCAACCCACTGTGGGGCCTGATCCTGGCCCTTGGGGCAGCACTCGGGGTAGCGTCAGCGAGGAGGCGGGCGGCTCAGCGCCGGGCGGCGCAGATGGCCGCTGACGTGACCCGCCTGCGCGCGATGGCAGATGCCAGGCAGAGGCAGCGCGGCATCGACGAGGCGCGCATCCTGGCCGAGAGGGAGGGCGCCATCGCCGAGACCAAGGCCGAAGAGGCCAAGCAGCACGAGCGCGAGGCAGCCGACGCCGCCAAGGAGCGCGAGGGCATCCTCGAGAAGTGGAACGACGACACGGCCGACACGAACGGGACGAAGCCATGATGGCCCTCATGCTGGCCGTCGTGCTGGCCGCCGGGCCTGAAATCTGCCCGCCGGATCCGGATCCAGAGGGGCTGCTCGCCGCCATGAGCATCGCCGCGGCACAGCTCGAGCTGCGGAATGCCGAGGCCGTCGCCGACGCGATCACGGTCATCCGCAGTTACGCCCGCGAGAGGAAGGCCCTCTGCGCGTTGGTGGCTGTTACCAGGGCGCAGCTTGCCGACCAGCAGGCCCTGCGAGAGCGGTGGAAAGAGATCGCCACCCTGGAGGGCCAGGACGCGAAGCAGTGGAAACAGGAGTGGGAGAAGGCCATGAAGGCGTCCACCACGGCCCAGCAAGAGCGGTGGTACGACCGGCTGGGATGCTTCGTCGGGCCGAGCGTCACCATCGGCCTGGATTCAGAGTCTGTTGCCGGGGTTGGGCTCGGCTGCGGGGTTAGCCTGTGGTGAGTCCAGAATGCGGTGCAAGGCCCTTGCTCTATCCCTGATCCTCACATTCGACCCGAGCCCGTCGCCCGGAGTCGATGGGTACGTCTGCCGCACCAGCATGCGGGTCAACGTCATGGTGCCGGCGACGCCTGACTGCCCGGCGCCATGTATGGTCATCGGCCCTCCGCAGCCCATCGCCTGCACCATCCTGGCGAACCAGCCAGGGGGGCCTGCCTTCGGCGTCCACATCGAATCCGCGGTGCCTCTCGGTGGAGTGGTCTGGGGCTGCGTCTATGCCGTGGACTTCGAGGAGGGGGTGTCTGAGTGCGTGGGCGGGCCGTCCTCAACGCCGATCGCCGGGCTGGTCGCCGGCCCCACAGAGGCGTCCAACATCAAGACTCGCACCAGGGAGTTGAGGCGCAAGAGGTCAGGCAGCGGGCTCGGGCCGAAGACCACCTTGCTCACGTGGTAGCGAGGCGCAGGATAGCGTTGCGCAGGTCATCGAGCGCCGGGTCGTGCCACTTCATGACCATGATCTCCACCTCGTTGATGTCTGAGCCGTATTCGGCCGGCCAGTAGAGTCCCGCGACGTGCTTGTCACCGCCCTCGGACTTGTAGAATAGCGCGTCCTCGACCGCCTTCTGGACGTTGCCTGGGTCTGGCGAGCGCATGTTGACGAACGAGCAGGCCGTGATCACCATCACCGGCGCCCTCCTGGTGGCGACCAGGGGCAGCCGCATCCCCACCATCTTCGCGCTCTGAGCCACGTCCTGCTTGAACTTGAAGTACCTGGCGGCCGACTTGCTCCACTTGCTGTCGCGAGTCATGCGCACGTAGCCTACCGGCTCACGCACGACGAAGATGCTGTGGCTCACGCCGCCCCACCAGGCTTGGCCCCCAGATCCCGGTAGTACCCCTCGAGCGTCGGTGGGCACCGGCGCTTACCGCGCTCCACCACGCTGATGAACGACTCGGTGTAGCCGGTGGCCTTCGCCACGTCGATCATCTTGAGCCCGGCGCGGATCCGCGTGCGCCGGAACCATGGGTAGTGGATACGGGTGAGGATGGATCTGCAGTGTGGACACCGTGTTCGGGTCAGTTGCGGCGCTGGCATGCTGCAGAAGAATACGCCGACTTGACACTCAGGTCAAGGATGACGGCCCCCTCAAGAGGGTAAATTATTCTCTTGCTCCAGGGAGGCGACCAGGAGCGGTGCGCCGTCCCGCTCGATCATCTGCAGCTTGATGTGGAACCGTGCGCCGGCGATCTCGCGGCAGGGGACCTCGATGCGCTGGCCCGGCGCGCTCCTGACCATCCAGTAGAGCAGGGCGTACATGTCGGCAGGGACGACGTCCCTCATGGGCGCTTCACCCAGACCTCGCAGTCACCAAGCTCCGTGGGCTCATGGGTGAGTGTGAACTCCTTGCGCTCCAGGATGTTCCGCATCTTCCCGAGTGGGGTCGGGACCTTCACGGTCAGGCCAGCCGCCAGGATGGCATTGAAGAGGGCCGACAGATCCCCGCGCCCCTCGTCCCTCGTGGCGATGAATGACACGTAGATCGCGCCGTCGCGCTCCCACAGCCAGCCGCCGTATTTGTCCGACGTGAACCCGAAGCGCTTACCCGCCTCTGAATCCAGGCCGATGTACCCAGGCTCGTCACATCGGTTCACCAGGTCATCCATCACGCCCCCTTCGTTGGCTTGGCCATCCTCATCTGCTCGGCCCGAATCTCCGCCACCATAAAGTCCCACGACAGGTATCCCTTCGCCTGCGCGATGAGGTCCATGGCCGTGACGCACCACTCCCGCGCGCGGCACTTCGGGCACGTCCTTTGATGCTGCTGCGAGGGCGTCGGGCGACCTGTCACTCGGTCAAGTCTCATCGGGACCTGCTGGCTCGTAAGTCATCCTGAAAATCTCGTCTTTACATGGGTAGAACTCGCCCCTCACGCCGCGGATGATCCAGTCGCCAGGATTAGCCCGATGGTCTCCCTCAAGCGTCGGGATCATCATCGACAGCGTGCCCGCTGGCGAGTACGCCATCTCAGGGTGTCCCGCGTGACTCTCAATCCACGAGACGACCTCCGGGTAGTTGTGCCCGTCAAATTGCATCGCTTCGATCACGACGGGCCTCTTGCGAAACTTCGCAGCCATCCCTTCCTCCTGTTGCGGCCGGAGCCGCGCGGTTACTCAAGTGAAAGTGGACGAGACTCCTCTGGGCAGTCGGAGCGGTCCACGTTTGCCTCATGGCACGGACAATCGCATTCTCTCGGTAGCGGACCATCGTCAGGGGCGAATGGTCTCCCACAGACGCAATACCAGATGTCACCCTTCACTCGCTCCCCTTCCCCCCGCCATCAGCGGCGGCCTGCAATGCGATCCAGTCCTGCACCGCCTTCGCTGCGGCCTCGTACACACTCGACACCTGCATGTCGTCCTCCTGTCCCGGCCTGTAGGCGTGCCAGATGTTGTTGCGGAGGTGCCGTGGAATACGGAACCAGTGGTATCTGCATCCCCACATGGCTGGAGGGACCTGAACGACGCATCCGGGCCAGTGACAGTGATGTTTGCGCGACTGCGATGCGCTGCGAACGTGTGCGGCCTTGTTCATCTCGCGCCCCCGCACCGGAACCACCGCCCCCGCGCCGTCCACGTCGGTCCCGCGTCACCTCGTGAGCGCCGGTCGTACTGACTCAGATGCACGGTGTCCGCCCCCCTCTCCTTGGCACGCGCAGCCAGCTCGCGCAGCGCCACGACCATCGACTCGATGGACGCGCCCTCGACAATCTTCCCGGGGGCGCACGCAGGCCGCGGCGCGGACTGCAGGTAGATGGCCACGCCATCGACGCCGCACGGGGCGTCGGTCTGCGGGGGCGAGCTATACCAGTGGCCGCAGAGCTGCGAGACGGTCAGCGCGAGAGCGGTCATGACGGTAGGCAATGTTGCTCCTCCACTTTGCGCTCCACGACGCAAATGGTGTCGTTGTGTGCCGCCCCGTGGCAGACCAGCAAGATCTCCTCCTGAGCGAACCCGCGCTTAATCCCCATCCCAACACTATTCCACCCGAAGGAGATGACGATGCCATCGAACTCAATGAGCGGAGCGAGAAGATCGCGCACGGACGAGTAAAGGGCCGCGTTCTGTGTGTCGATGCCGGATACATTTCTCCCGATGGCCTTGTAGCACTCGGAGATGTGGCGCGGAGAGTAGGGCGGGTCCATCAGTGCGCCGGCAAAACTACGCCCAGCCATCGCCGCCAGAAACTCTCTCGCGTCCAGCGTGAACTCTGTTCCGTGGGCCGGGTCAATGTCGTTGCGTACCGTTGTCATCAGAGAGCCGCGGGCAAATGGGTCCAGGGTGTCGCCTGCCGGTAGCCATCGCTCGATCAGGAACCGTATCGGCGGGATCGAGAACGTGGCCGCACTCGGCATTGCCCACGTCCGAGATAGAATCATCGTGCCCCCCGAGGCTGCGAGACGGTGAGGGCGGCGGCGGCGAGGAGGATCATCGTCCGGGGTCCTCACCGCCGTTGCACGCGAAGCAGATTCCATCGGCAAATTGCATCGGCTTCCCGCACTGAGCACAATGCCATCGGGTCTCCTGGGGCCACTCCTCAGGATGGAAGTGCTGCGAGCGCGGCATGTCGCATCGTTCGCATGGCCCCTCCCGCCGCGCCTCGGAATCTTCGTGCTCGCGCTCGCGGCGCGCGTCCTCGCGGATCTCCTCAAGTGTCACGTCGTTCAGGCGCTTACCCATCTACCCCCTCCTTCGCCATCTCGCGGCGCACGGCGGCGAGGCAACGGCTCTCATGTTCCCATTTGCCACAGCAGCACGTCCCCTGATGGTCCATTAGGTTTTCGCAGATGGGGCTGTGCCCGCTGCGCCATTCGTGGCGACACGACTCGACTGCCGCTCGCATCTCGGGGGTCATGAAGGTTTCACTCCTTTAATTGTCCTTGTTGTGTCCCCCTCGGCCGCGGTGATATCGGTCCCGAAGTGGTCCGCGACCTCCTGTAGCTCACCGACCATCGTGAGGGCACCGCGTCCGGGATGCTGTGCGGCGATGGAGCGGAGAATGCTCCCAAGGGTCCTGCGAGACTTAGCCTCACAGAACTTCTCCGCCCAGTTGCTCGCCCATATCCCGAGAATGCGCAGCTCGTGCCAGTTGATAGCGATGGTCACGTCGTCAGCGATATTCATCGGCACGCCATCAGTGCCGCACACGGGACAGGCGTTCACCCCGGTAATCTGCGCCTCGGTGAACTCCGAACGGCAGTCGGTGCAACGCGCGGTCGCGTTCATCGCCTCGGCCTCATTGCGCTGGTGCGCGGCCAACACTGAGGGACCTTGGTTCCGTCATTGGCGTACTCGAAGTCGAGATGATCTCCAATGTGGCCACTGCGACGAGCGCACCTACGCTTACGACTGAAACCGCTCTGAGGGTGAATCCACGTCACGGCTCTACACACCGCGCGCCGACGGGGCGTGGGCTTGGTCATCGCGCCTCCTTGCCGATGCCGGGGCAGGACACCTCTGGGGCTCCGTCCTCGTCGGACACCGGCCATGTGCCTATACACCCCTCACAATGCCGCACCGGCTCGGCGCTGGAGGGCTCGTCCCTCTTCCGCATCGCCCACAGCCCCCTGCCGCCGGGGTCTCCGAAGCGGTCGAGGGCATCGGGACATGTAGCGCCGCAATCCTCACACGATACATAATTCGTCGAGGCTGGCTGCATGAAGCGGCGAGTCCTTGTGTGCTGACATAGTGCCGTGCCTGCCACGTCCTCCCGCTGCTCCCGCCGGGGGAGGGCGAAGAGGGGGATGTCCGTCGCGCACATCTCCCCGTACTCCTGATTCGGCGTGTTCGGGTAGGCCGTCAACGGGTCCTCATCACTGCCAGGGCACAAGAACGCATCCGGCGCCGCAGCCTCGAACGCGTGCAGGGCATCCTCCAGCACTTCCAGCGAGCCATTGCAGCCCACTTCGCCCACGGCCTCCCACGCCGCCTCGAGAAGTCGATCCAGCGCCGTCTTCGTCTCTGGCATCATCTCACCATGTAGAGCGCGTCCTTGATATGATGGAGCGCGGCGATCAGCAGGTTCCATTTGCAGATGTGCGGGTCGGTATGGACCTTCGAGTCCATTGTGGACCCCTGCATCCTGCCTTCGTTGAAGTGAATCGGGGCCTCACAGACCTCACACTTCATGATGGGAACTCGCGGACACGGAGATCCTCGGGCCACTCGGATGGGTCGCCTCCCTTGCGGTCCTTGAGCGCGAGAACTTGCCGTCTGGGCTCGGCCCCTCCTGGATCGTGCCAGCGGCGATGCTTCGCGGCGCACAACTCGGAGAACACGTCTTCCTCGCGCACGTCTAGGATGGGCCGCGCCCCGAGCTGCTTCACGAAACACGCGACTTGAGCCTCCCGGCACTGGCGCACCGCGCTGCGGATCCACGCCACGTCGCACGGGCGCGCCCCTGGGCCGGACTCGCCCCCGACGATCACGAGGTCGAGCAGGGACACATCGGGGCCATTGCGACAGTCGTAGATGGTGTGCGGGCAGTTGCTGTTCTCACAAATGCCGTGCCACTTCTTGAAGTCCACCGGCCCGAGAGCAGGTTCATAGGAGACGAAGTGCTTCGCCGCCGGGGTCTCGAGCAGAAACGGGATCCGCTCGTCGGCCGTCGCCTGGTCCTCAACACTGACCCCGAGCCAGACGTTCGGGAGCGGCCACTCCGGCCACGCGCCCATGACGCCAACCCGTTCCGCGCGGTTCAGGGCCAGTCCGATTCTGTGCGCGCCCTTGGCCGCGCGCGACTGCTCACGGAACGCCTGATACAGGGGGAGGCGCGCCGCGTCCCATCGGTCGCTGTTGAGCATCCCGCGCGACCACGCGAGCATCCGCCGCGGGCGCTTCGTGAGCACCTGGAAGGTGTGCTGGCGCGCGTACCACATCGTGACGAACACGCGGTCGATCTCGACGTCCGACACCCCCTCGTGGAACAGGTCGCTCATCGAGTTCACGAAGATCTTCTGCGGCTTTCTCCAGCGCAACGGTTCCTCGAGCTTCTCCGGGATAAGGGCGACCTTGCCGGTCCAGCGTGGACCTGACGGAGTCATACGCACCAGCCCTTCATACGGTTGACCTGGGCCAGAGAAGCGGTAGGCTTGCCGCTCTGCGTAGCAGCCACCGGCGTTGCCAGGCCCACCGCAGCCAGCCGACACGCGAGAACAGCCGCGCACGACGTTCCAGACTTTGTCTGTCCATTCAATCGCGGAATCGGCCACGAGGATCTCCGGTGTTATGTCCTGTGACGAATCGCCGTGAGCGTCCGTATGGGTCGAACCTGGGGTTCTTGGCCCCTGCGCTCCTATTCACGTGACCTCGCGCACCTCGACCTTGCTGCACTTGTAGCACTCCCGCTGCTGGCGCCACACGACGAACTCCTGGCCCTCCGGTGGCGCAACGACGCGCCCCATGATGAACTTGCTGATTTTCTTGGACTCCGGCTTGCTCCATCTGCTCCAGGCATGAAACAGCCAGCATGATCCTCGCGCTGGTGGCGTGGGCACCGCAGGCTCGCTCATCGCTCGTCTTTCGGCAGGCTCCGCTGCGACGGCGCGCAGCGACATCCCTTGAGGTTGTCACGGACCCATGTGGTCTCGCGCCGCTCCACTGTCATGCCCTGGCGGATCAGGCGCGCCGTGAAGCGCGCGCTCTCGGCCCTGTCGCTCTCGTCATCCACGCAGGCTGCCACGACGCACCCGCACGGCTTGCGCCCGATGTAGGCATGGGTGGCGGCCATCATGTCCACCAGGCGCGCAGCGACATCGAGAACCACCCCAGGAATGCGGTCAGGTCTTTCTCGTTGGCGATGGCCTTCATGATGCCTCGGCCGGTGTGATGGCTGCTCGCCGCGCACTTCTTGGCGAACCGTCTGACCTGCCGGTAGCGCCACTTCGTCTCGGGCGTAGCCTCTCCCCCCAATGTCGGGTATTCGAGGGCGTACATCTCATCGAGACGGTGAAGGATCCAGTTGGCCTGCGCCTCCTCCTTGTAGTGATTCGCCTTCGTGTCTTTCGGCCACTCCACGCGCCTGGACTCGGGCCAGATGGCGAGCAGTTCAGTCCAGTCCCATCCGTGGAACTTCAGGTCCTTACGCGGCTTCGCGGCCATCAAGTATCCTGCCTTCTCGCTTCGGCCTTCGCCAGCCGGCGGCTCCGCCTGCTCATCCGGCTCTTGACGTACTTGCCCACACCTGAGCCCCAGTGGTAGAAGCGGCGCCACCGGCCGACCCAGTCGTACTCCCGGCCGCCCTTGAGTTGCTGGCGGTGCCCACGGCGGCTCACGGCTTGACGTTGATGAATGGAATCGCGCCGCCGCCCGTCACGGTGGGGAGCACGCCGTTCCACTTCTCGATCGCCGCCTTCTGGTTCTCGACCTCGCGCAGGCGAATCAGCTCGGGCGTGACTTCCTGCTTCTGGACCTTGAGCGCTTCGGCCTGCCCGCGCGCCTCGACAACGCGCTGCTCTGCCTCTGTCTTGATCCGCTCGAGATCCCGGACAGCCTTGAGGGCGTGCTGCTCGGCCGTCTGCTTGGCCTCGATGGCGCTGTTGAACTCCTCGGAGAAGTCGAAGTCCGTGATGCTGATGTCGGCTACGTTCAGGCCGTACTCGCCCATGTCCGCGCGCAGCTTCTCGGCCATCGCGGCGCTGACCTCGGGCCGCTTCTGGATCAGATCCTCGGCGGTGTAGCGAGCCGTGACGCTCTTGAAGGCTTCGCGGATGGCTGGCTCGATGATGCGGGACTCCCATTCACCACCGATGGTCTCGTAGACGGAGGCCACGCGATCGGGCTGGACGTTGTAGTTCAGCGCGATTTCCGAGTGGATGATCTGGAGGTCCTTACTGGAGGCGTCCGACTCCGTGAGCATCTTGCGGACGCGCACGTCGATGGTGCGCCGGGCCTCGATGAGCGGCAGCTTGATGTTGAGCCCCGGCTCGGCAATCCGGTTGACCTTCCCGAAGCGCAGGATCACTGTGCGCTCGCCGGCATCCACGGTGAACAGCGACCCGAACAGGACGATGAGCCCGACGACGGCGCCGATCGCTGTGCCGAAGATACGCCCGACCCTGGGCTCGGTGTGGAAGCTGTTGAACCTCGTGTCCACGACCTTGCGAGTGAAGAATCCCATTCACACCCTCCTGCGCCACGTGGGCGCGTTAGAATCTCGAGATCTCGAGGAATTCGTACCGGGCCGCGTCGCCAATGACCTCGACCAACCCGAAGACAAGCCGATAGGCGCCATCATGCTGGTCGGGAGTCTCGTGGGGCGACCAGACCGACATGGGCTGGTAGACCGGGATGTAGTAACGCTTCGGCGGGCGGTCTTCCACTCCCATCACGATGGCGGTGCCCCAGGGCATGCTCAGGATGCCAGTCATTGTCCCCTCCCCGTATCCGCCCTGATGTGGAATCTGAAGCAGCGGGCCGTCAAGCCGACTCCCCAGCTTGAAATTTAGAGAGCCGTCCGCGTTCCTTACGGAGTGGCGGCGACCCGCTGCAACCCTCAACACTGGTAGCGGGGGTCGGAATCGAACCGACCACGTGATGGTTATGAGCCATCCATGCCCACCAGGGCACCTCCCCGCATCATGTTCCTGGTGGTGACTGTCGGGCGTGTGCATGCTCGTGGGCAGGTCCGAGCCCCGCGCCCTCTGCGAAACGCGGCACCGCGACAGTCACCACGCCACCTTCCGTTAGGGCGTTGTGGGAGGCGGCGCAGTAGTGGGCTGCTGGTAGATGATCCGCATCCCACAGGTGTCCTGCGCTCCACCCTCGTCACAAAAACCCGTGCCACCGTCTGGATCGGACCAGCGGTACAGATCCCCCCGGCCTTCCGCGACGATGATCACACCGAGCGTGAGCAGCCCGATGCCGATCCCGATCACTATTCTTTCCATTACCCTTCCTCCATGCGCCTCCTGGGCGCGTTTACTGCCTCGTGAAGCAGCGGGCCACCCGGTCCTGCCCCCTAGAAGGGCCGACGCCTGACCAGGATTTCGTGCGCCGATTAAAGGAAACTCCCCGGCCTACGTTCCGGGGCTCAAGCCCGCTGCGACATTCATCGGCGAGCGGCGGTGGCGTCCTTTCCTTCCGCCTCTCACTCAGCCACATCGGCGGGATCGGAACGCCGCTCTCCGACTTCGCACTTCAACGCAACCGCCTTCATCCGGTAGCTCTCCCTGCACGCCTTCGGCTGGATGACCCGGATCTCGTACAGGTGTGTCGCCCCCCTCTTCGCAGCTTCCTCCTGGGCAAGCCGTGCCAGCGCCTCGAGTACAACGGCCTGCGCCGGCCTGGTCTTGAAGTCCTGCTTGACCGTAACCTCGCCCAGCCCTTTGCACTTGGGCGGCTCGTCGCCGCCCCAGAGTACGAGCACGGTCGCCAGCAGCAGGGCGGCGCCCATGGGCTACTCGACGCGCTCGGGCCAATGCCACGAGCCGGGGTTCTTGCCCTCGTTGTACGGGACCCCGCGATTGAAGTATTGTCCGGTCGGGTTCAGTACGCACAGGCCGGTGCCGGCGCGACTGACCTCTGTGATGATGGCCGCCCGGCATTCACCCGCGGGGAACTCGCCGTTCGGCGTGCCGTAGGCAACGTAGTGAACCGTCCTGCCGACGCTTGGCGTCACGTGTCTCTCCTCATGTGGAAGTGTGGTTCGTCTGCGACATCGCAGCCATCCTTGTAGCAGCCGCCCTTGACGGTCCCATCCTCGCTGTACTCGATGCGCCTGAACCCTCCGTACAGGTGTCGCTCGGCGAGCCACTCGAGCAGGTCGATCGTGAGGGCCTCGGGGATCGCCTGGCCATCGTAGCGATCCGGCTCGTACATCACCGTGATGATGAGTCCAGGGCGCCGGCAGCTCACGGCATCTTCCCGCAGAACTTGCATGGAGCCAGCGGATACAGATGTCCTGTCGCGCGCGGACGGCCCCTGCGCCTGCATATATCGCACTCCTCGCAGCGACGATGCCGGCGGCGCTTGTCGCTTGGGCACCGCTCGTATACTGCCCCCCTCTGGACTCCTTTCAGGCGGGCCATTGGCTCAGGTCGTCTCCACCGGGGTCGCCCTGGTCGCATACGTCTGCTTGGGCACAGAGCGCGCGCCGGTGATCTTGAAGTTCTCTTTCAGGATCGTGGCCGTCTTGTTGAGGTTCACCTGGTTGGGGCTCAGCAGCTCCCAGCGCTCCGCTGCCACAGCAGCGCGCGCGAACGCCGGGAAGTCTACGACCTCCGCGCTCCACGTGGTGCGCGCGCTCACCCCGGCGACCGTGGCTCTCTGCGTGGGCACGGCCACGATAGGCGCCACCACTGGCGCCGTCACGATGGCCTCGGCGGTGGCGGTGTCTCCCTCGGCCTCTGCCTGCAAAGCCTCGAGCAGCCGGCGCTCCTTGTCGCGCTCCATGGCCTCGTTCTCCAGCTTCCTTCTCTCGGCATCCTCGCGCTGGCGTTCGGCCGCCTCGTAGCTCTGCGCCTTGGCGGAGAGCACCGCGCGCAGCGCGATATAGGGTGCCTTGATCTTGTCGCGGTACGCCAGCAGTTGCTTTTTCGCCATGTCGAGCGCCGATCTGGTAGGCTCGGTCTCATCGTCCGCCGTCTTCTCTCGCTGGCGGCACTTGCCGATGATCTCGAGGGCCATGGCGTGGGAGGCCCGATCGACAATCTCGAGCCCCCCGTGCAGCGAGATGAACGCCGTCATCGCCTGCTCCAGCGGGGCGAGGTTCGGCGCCTTGATCGCGATGCTCACGGGGCCGGTTGCGCTGATGGTGCCAGTTTCTCCGATGTCTCTCATGATGTTGGCTGCGCCTCCGTTGGTGTGCCCGTGCCCTTGCTGTAGAATTGCTTTCTGCCCATGCCTTTCTTGCAGCCCGTGACGACACGGCCAGACTTCACGGCCATCGTCAGCGCCGAGGTGGCCAGGATGGACTTCTCCGTGACCTTGACCCTCTTGGCGATCTGCTTGATGGTGAGCGGCGTTGCGGACTTCGCGACAACCTCCACGATTGCCTCTACCATGACGATGCCCTTGCCTCGCTGCCTGTCGGAAGCCTTCACGCGCGGCTTGTCGGCCAGTCGCCGCTTGGCAGCCTCACTGGTGATCTCGCGCAGCCGCACGAGCAGCGCGGGTGCCGGGATCTCGAACGCTTCGCGCTCCAGGGCCATGAGCTTCGATGGGGTCTTCCCCACAATGAAGTTCTCCAGGGCCGATTCGATCTTCCCCCACATCGTGTAGCGCGAAGGCCGGATGGCGCAGTTGCGCCACTCGCCGATGAGCACGTCGCGCAGCTTGATGCCAGCGCCTTCCGAGGAGCGATCCGTCACGCCCGTGAGCAGCACCCCGCAGAACCGCCTGAGCCGCTCTGGATTCTTGGTGAAGAAGGCCCTTGCGACGACGGCCCGCACCATCACCAGCGCCGGGGGTGCAACGCGCCCCCCGAAGGCTTCCTTGGCGAAGCGGATGGCAGGCTCGTAGACGGGCCACAGCCTCTCGCAGAACTCCACCGGGACGTTCAGCTTGACGCGCCCAGATACCACCGCGCGCAGCACAGCGATGTCGTCTGACGTGAGCCGCGGCGTCTCATCATCCTTGTCTTTCCTGAGGTTGATGTTGTCGTGGGCTGAGCGCACAGATCCCTGGTCGAGCACCAACTGAACCGCCGGGTCAACCCCCCTGGCCACCGCAAACTCGACCGTCCGCGCACTCTCGATGACTGCCCAGAGCCTGTGCTGGCCGTTGATGAGCCAGCCCCCCGTGTCGAACATGATGGCTTCCGGGCTCTCATCATGCCAGAGCCCTGCGCGCATCGAGGTCGCATACCGCAGCACCATATTGTCCCGGATGGGCCTGTTGTGGACGTTGCCCTCGAGCCATTGAGTGGCCAGGGCTGGAGTCACGGCGACCCACTCGAATGTCGGTTTGGTTTTCATCACGCATCCTCCCGCATGAGGTACACGACCGTGCCGCGGACAAAGGGGCGAACTTTCCCCCACAGGCTCTCGCAACGACCTTCGCTCTTGTCCACGCGGATCTTGTTGCAGAAATGGATCGCCTGCGCCTTCCTGCTGAACCGCAGCGGCAACCACATCCCCGCGTGCAGCTCGTCGATGGCCTTCTGGAGCCCGTTGCCTGCTATCTCCGGCTCGCAGATTTCAAACTCGTAGGCGCTGCGCTTCGCTTCTTTTGCATCTTCACACCCTCGCTTTCCAGTTGTGCAACGTCAGGGCCGCGCAGAACGCCGCGTAGTCGCTCGGCTCTTGGACTGCCGACCACTCCTTGAGGTGGTACTTCTCGTCTGAGAGATGCAGGCTCCAGCGGAACCTGACTTTGACTGCCCTCGCGTAGGCGGCGAGTTGCAGCCCGATCCACTTCGAGCAGGTCGGGCCTTTGAGGTCGAGAATCCCGCGGCGCCCTTGGAGCGTCACGATGCGATCCGGGTGGCCGATGTAGCCGCGCAGCGGGTCCACCACGAACTGCTCGATGGCCTCGATGGCGTACTGGTCGCCCATGTCCGCCTTGAACTGCTGGTACTGGCGCAGCCGCAGCGCCACCTGCAATTCGAGATCGTCTTCGTTCTCGAGGGTCCCCTCGTCGTGGTACTGGCAGGCCGCGTGAACGTCTGTCCCACGCTCCCTGCCGGCCTCGGTGAAAAAGGTCAGGTCGATCAGCCCCGCCCCGGCGATGGCCTGGGTGACGCTCGGCAGATGCCCGTAATCCAGGCTGGTCACGGCGTCGTCAGAATCCTGATTTCATCGACCATCTTGCCCACCTTGCTGCTGTCGCTGAAAAGAATCTCGACCGATTCCTCGCGCTGCATAGCTGCGGCGGCGATGCCTGCGGTGCCCGGCCTGGTGCAGACGAAGCTCTGCCCATCGATCCCCTCGATCGTGTAGAGGGTGTAGGGCTGGCCGGCCAGGCTCCTGCGCTCGTCCTTCACGGTCTTGACCTTGCCGCGCCACACGGGGATGTCGGCACGCGGTGGAGGCGTCAAGGTCAGTTCCGGCGCAGGCACCTTTGGGGATTCCTGCGGAGCGGCGGGGGCATCTGCGCTTGGGCGAGTCTCCCCCGCGGCTACCGCGGCCTTGCGCCTGCGTGGCTTGGAACGCGGCGGCTCGGCGGGAGGGGCGGGAGGCGCCTGCGGGAGGGCCTGCTGGCCCGACAGTTCGCGCTCGAGCTGCTCGCCAGCGTTGGGAATCAGGTCCGCGGGGATGTCGTCCTCGTCCTTCGCGTCGATGCGCACCCCCGCGAGCATCTTGAGCATCGGCTCGCCGGCCTGCTGGAGCAGCTTCTGGAGCCCCCCGCGGAATTCGAGGGACAGCACGTAGATTGTGACGGCTCCATCCGCCGTCTGCGCCTGCTGCGGCGAGAGCTTCAGGGCAAACGGCACGCCCGTGATCTTGCCGATCTGGCCGCGCACCATCCGGGTGTAGCTCAAGATGTTGATCATGGAGTTGCGCGAGGTCGTGCGGATCTCGTAGACCCCCAGCCGCCCGACGTTGGGCAGCACGAGCATCAGCCGCCCGATGTTCTTGCACATCTTGCGGATGAAAAAGTCGCACTCGGTCCCTGGACATGGCATGTCGAACATGTCGCCGCGCTCCACCACTCCACCGGCCTCGCGCAGCGCGAGCGCCCCCTGCGGGTCCAGTTCGTTGCCCATCTCGTCGGTCCCGACGTAAACCCGCGTGGCCGTCACCCCATCCGCGCACCGGCAGAACAGCCCGCTCTTGCGGTACGCCATGCGTGCCGTGGGGAAAAAGATCTCCTCGTCATCCGAGGGGAACACGACCGGCCAGATTTCCTTGCAGTCGTTGCCGTACAGCTCCGCGACTTCCTGTACCTCGTCGAACCCGAAGTGATCGAGTTTCGCCGGGTACTCCTTGCCCTTGGCGCTCGTGATCTTCTCGCCGAGCCTGATGTAGCCGAGCCTGGGCAGCCTGCTGACGGTGGTGATGTCGGGAATGGACAACTCAGCGCCTCCTTCTCACGGTGCTCACCTTGACCTTCCACCACACCTGCTTGCGATGCAGGTTCCGCTTCCTCTTGCGCAGCCGCTTGCGAGCGGCCCGGCTATTCTTCCCGAGGCTCCGCCTGAACAAGACCCCTCCGCTCGTATGCGGACATCCACCGGAGCACGGCCTCAGAGAAGCCGTCGAGGTGGGTCCAGCGTCCGTAGCCGACGCCATTCTTGTAGGACGCGACGTTGATGACGTATGCCTTGGCCTGGCGCCGCGGGTCGGCAATGCCATCGTGGGCCTGCTCGTCGGTGATGACGACGATCCGGTCGTACTGCCCGGCCACGGACTTGGTACTCGTGATGGCTTCCGCCAGATATGTCCCACCATGCTCCTGGCTGTTGACGATGACGTCGCGCAGGGCGAAGCCACGCCGCGCCGGCACCA